CCAGCCGTTAAGCTGTTGTTATAAGCTGTTTATACTCAGCCACAATAATTATATATATTGCCCTGTCGGGCGTTTCCTTGCTTCAGCTTGTACCATTTCGGGCTTGATTTCGTCAATGTAACCGACTACAAAATTCTAAAAAAATACAAAACTGCTATTTTTACTGCGTATTCTGTACTATCACCCTACAGTTTATAGGGCAATAAAAAAGAGGCCCGAAAGCCTCTAATTTATCAATTCATTTTATCAATTTTTTCGTGGATCGCTGCAAGAACAAACTGCCGCAGCGGCACGCCTTCAGCATCAGCCGCAGCTTTTATTTTGTCATACTCTGCCCGGTCAATTCTAATCGATAAGCTTGCAAGTGTTTTCTGATATTTGGCAGTAGCTTTCTTTTGTGCTTCTGTATAGGTTCCGCCCATTTCCCCGGCCTCCTTTCCTCGGATCATTCAAACAATATTTTAAGCCTCTAATATATAACGTACAATATACAACTTGCACAATAAAACTATATAGCGTGCTATATATTTTGTGTACTATTCCGACTTGTATATAACACGCCTATACTATATACTTGTATTAACTCAAGAAGTTATTACACAGTAACCGCCGGATATAACCACAGCGGGAAGGCTGAAAAGGTTAAAAGCTACGGCGGCATATCTGAAAGGCATAAGAAGAACTTAAAAACATTTTAAATATATAGGAGGTTTACATTATGAAGAAAAGAATAAGCATGACTTATATCACAGCAGTATTTAGAAAGGTTTGGAGATGCGGCTATTGTGACTTACAGAACATATTACACGGCATAGAGCCGGATTACTACAACGCCGGAATTTATGGGTGGAATTGTGACATATACAACACGGAAGCCGGAGCCATTACAACAGGCTACAGAAATATGAGAGGCGAACGAATCCCTTATGATATAATTGAAAAGTACGATAATGAAGCCCGTGAGATTCTTAAAGGGATGTGGACAGATGCAGAGTATAGAAACAAATTAAATGACTTAAGAATGAGATTCTTTGCAGAACTTGAAACACTTTAATATTAACCCCGCTGAGAGGATCGAAAGCCGGTGCTGATACCGGCGGCGGGGATTCCTAAAAATCAAATATAAGGAGGTTCAGAGAATGAGAGACTATAAGCAAGAAACCCGAGACTATATAGAGGATAAAATGGATATATTAGACGATTTCGCAAGCGGCGAATATAGCAGCTTAGACCACCTCGCAGAGTTTCTTATCTGTACAATAGAAGTTGACTATAGCCCGGAATGGACAGCCGAACAGCTAGAAGCAGAAGCAGACCGGCAGCGAATCGAAATATATAACGTACTTATGACAGAGTACGCCGAAACAATCCGCAAAGGGCTTTTAATGAATCAGATATTAGAAACCTTTTGGAATGATAAAAGCCTCTTGGGATTCTATAACAATAATATTTGGGACGTTTACGGGGACCTTCTCGAAATCTTCGATAATATCGAGGACTTGGAAAGAATCAACAAGAACTTAGGCGGGAAGGAGGTCAAAAAGATATGTTAATAATACAATTACTAGCCTTCGCCGCCGTTGCTGTTTGGGGTTTCGGGTACTACAGCAGAAGCACCGCAGAAGCCCCACAGAGGCCCCCGGAAGAGTTACCCGAGGAAATGCCCCCGGCACCGCCTAAAATGGATCGTAGGCAACAAGAACGAACCGCAGCGAATTGTCTATACTTCAGCATGACGGAAAAGGAACGAGCCGAGAAAAATATCTTTCAATACTGCCGGGATGCTTCAGACAGTGAACTAACCGCAATAATAGAACGATACAAAACAGAATACTAACCGAGAACCACCCGCCCACCGTGGCGGGTTTTCTCATGCCCCTAGAAGCCCCCTAGAGGGCTTTTTTTAATGATCCCGAGAGAATGCCCGCCGGGGTTCTTTCTTGATGTTCTTGAGGCTTGCAGCCGGTCCCGGTTTCGGCCTTTTCTGCCCTCTTTCCGGGTATCATTCCGGCATCATAACGGGCATATATAACACGCTAGAAGCCCCATAGAGCCATTTTAAGCCCGTAGCCCTATAAATATAGGGGTTGCACTCTCTAATTACCTTCTCGGGGCTTGTGGACAAAGTGCGTTATGCGCCTCTAATTAGAACGCTATAACTCGAAAATCCCTGATTTTTTAGGGGTGTGTGTGCTAATTTCAAAATTTTGACTCCCTGAAACTCTGACAGGGGTGATTTTCGCCTGGGAAAATTTTTTCAAAAAAATCTAAAAATATTCAGGAGTGTGTGTCGGAGTTTAGATCTGATTTATGACCTTTTCTTTACAGGGGTTTCAAAAGCTTCTTCAACTGTCATTCCTCTAGCAAGTCTATCTGTTAGTGTTCCTCTATTCATATTTAGCTCTATAGCCCAATCAGTAAGACACATTGTGCGTCCTTTATATGTGAGCTTATGTGTTCTTCTTGTATTCTTCATCTGTTCTTTTCTTGGTATCCAGGTGCAGTTATCCGGCGTATAGTCTCCGTCATAATTAACTCTTTCTATACTTAGCCCTTCTTCATAGCCATGAGTCAATGCCCATCCTTTAAACAAAAAATATCCGTTCTTTTTATCTATCCAATCATCACAGACACGGATCCCACGCCCGCCATAATATGGATAATTAGTGGCTTTCGGATTGTAGCATCGTTTAATCATACTAGCCCATATTTTATATAAATCATCTTTAGAAGCTCCCTTGTATTTTGCTTCTGAGATATACTTTTCTCTTCTCACGCAGCCGCACGACACTTCATAACTTTTCTTCAAATTTGTATCAAATGCCACCCTAATATTGCCACAATCGCAGATACACAGCCACTTTGAATGTCCATTTGACAATTTTTCTACTCTTTTTAGTACGGTTAATCTACCAAATTTCTTACCTGTTAAATCATTTTGATGTAAACAACCACATGATTTAGTAACGCCTCTTTTCATGTTATTAATCAATGCATATGTTGTATTGCCGCATTCACATTGACACTTCCAACGATAGTCCCCATGTCCGGCAGGACGTTCTATAACAGTTAATAATCCATATCTTTCCCCAATGTGATTCTTAAATCTTTTGTCCATGAAGCACCTCCATAAAATAAAAAATGCAAGCCCGAACAAATCAAACTTGCAGAAGTGCCTGAGATATAATATAATCCTATCAGTTCTTGAACAAGTCGTGATTGTTCTTGAATTTGGGTGATCCTGCGCCAACAGGATTGCCCTTTTTTATTATATATCTATTAGGTTAAGAGTCAAAAAATTGTAGACTTTTTGCCCAGAAAATACAATTATGTCCTTTTTTGTGCGTATTCTGCACATATTCCTGTTAAAGCATACCATATTATTGATATAAACAACATATTTTTGTTATTGAAAATATATAACGTGCTATATATAATATATGTAACATCTTTAAACATATTACACAACGGAGGTGAAACATATGTTATACGCATACGCAAGAGTAAGCTCAGAACAGCAATCATTAGCAAGACAGCTTGAAGCATTAAAAAAATACAATATCCCTGAAGAGAATTACTTTGTTGAAAAGGTTTCTGGAAAAAACACAAATCGCCCAGAATTGCAGAAACTTCTTTCAATCCTTCAGGAAGGTGATACAATCCATGTTCACGATTTCTCAAGATTATCAAGAAGTGTTTCGGATCTTTTAAAGCTTGTAGAACTGTTACAGGCAAAGAAGGTTACTCTTATCAGCAATAAAGAGAACTTAGACACATCAACGGCCACAGGCAAGCTGATGCTTACAATGATCGGAGCTATTAACGAATTTGAACGTGCTAATCTTCTTGAACGTCAGAAGGAAGGTATCGCAATAGCTGTTAAGAATGGCAGATTCCGCAAGCGTGATATTGATTTTGATAAGTTCAGGGAGCTTGACGATAAGGTTCGCCGCAAGGAAATGACAGTTCTTGAAGCCTGCAAGGAACTTGGTGTAACAAGTAATAAGACTTGGTACAACCTTAGAAAAGAAGTTGCCAAGAGAAAAGAAAATATTATGTAAAATAAAAAAACAGCATCCATGAGTTTGCGAACTTGTGGGTGCTTTTAATTTCCATTCTGAGGTAGCCAGAAGGCTCATATTTCAATTTTAATTGTTTCGGTGATAAGTTGTAAGGGTAGATGTTCTAATTGCCTTAAATCGCCTTGTAGTGTTTCGTTCAAACACGAAAGACCGTCACACTCTCCTATCTTCGTGTTTTGCTTTTAGGGTTCCCTCAGGGTTCCCTTGAGATTTTTCGGCTTGAAACCCCTTATAAAATAAGGCTTCTCTGAGGTTCGTTGTAGTTCGACCCCCGCTGCCGGCATCCCGAAATGCCCGTATTTATTGGGCTTACAGCGATTTTGACAGGGTTCCCTCGGGGTTCCCTGTATTTATTTTGCTCTGAAATGCCGATATTATAAGCATTTTCTCATTCATGCCTGTAATATCGTATGTGTAATTCTGCTCGTTTACCCTCTCGGTATGACCTAACAGGGAGCTTGCTACGGTGGTTGATACACCATTGCACTTAAGCTGGCTGTTTACTGTCCTCCTGATGGCGTGTATTGATTTCACGCTTGAGAACTCGCCGCTCATTGTCTTATTACGCATAGCATCCGAAATCTTTGTTTTACGAAGCCTGCCGTTCTGATCCGCAAACACAAATTCGCATAAGCACCCGTGTTCTTCCTCATAGTCTCTGATTCTTTCCAGAAGCTCCTTTATCTGATCCGTTAATGGGAATATTCTCTCCTTGCCGTTCTTTGTTTGGCTTATGTAATATTCCTTTGTTACTCGGTTATATTTCTCCGAATGTCTGATGCAGATATAATTTTCTTGGAAGATTATGTCTTGCCACATTAGCCCTGCCAATTCCCCTACTCGCATTCCTGTTAGTAATGCCATCTCTATAGCAAAGTTGGCCATCAGGTTTGTGTTGTGTGCTGCCGGATGATGCAGCTTGTCTATTAGGGTATGTGTGTCTGTCTTGTTCAATGTCCTCTCCGTAAGAGTCTTGACAGGGGGCATATAGCAAAGTGATTTGAAAATCGGCAAATCAATAAATGTGCAAGGGTTAATGTCTATTACTTTATCACGGACAGCTTTTTCAAAGGTTCCGTCCATATATCCGAAAACATCCTTCAACGCTCTCCATCGGATCTGTTTTTCTGTCAGAACCCTTGTGATGTGCTTCGCTATCTTTTCTTCGCTAATATTGCGTATATCATATTCTTCAAATGGATAACCGCTAAAGAAACGTTTATAGTCGCTCCTATACTTCTCTATTGTGTTATCAGAACGTCCCATTGTTTTCTGTCGGGCTACCCATATATCAAATCTTTGTTTAAAACTGTTATTCTCATGCAACTCATAATACTTTATGATTGCATCCTCTAGTGCTGATCTCGTTTTCCTCTTTATCAGCTTGTATGTACCATCTCCCTTCGGTAGTTTAGTTTTGAAATAACCATCCTCGGCATACCAAATGCTTCTGGAATGTACTTCCAAATATTTTTGTTTTCTTGCCATTTCGACTCGTTGTGTGACGGCCTTGAAATCCATTATACCGTTTTCACAAGCGAACCGCAATAATTCACTATCCGATATTCTGTTTTCCAAAGCCGCCACCATCCTTTAAGCCTACACTTCGTCAAAGTGTACTAAGTCCTTTATGTTACATCTAAGTATAACTGACAGGTTTACAAGTGCCTCATAACTCGGAGTTGTCTCGCCTCGCATCCATCTACCTAACATTGAATTATCGGTGTAGCCAAGTCTATGAGCTAACTCCGTTGTCTTGAATCCTCTCTTCATCATCATTATCCTGATTTTGGTTCCTGTTTGCTTCTTGTCTAATTTATACATCCTCAACACTCTCCCCTCTGCTAATCATTCCAAAAATCTCGTTTACTCTACTCTTCTGGTTCTGCCTGATGCTTTCATTCGGCAGCTTAATGTTCCTGCAGGTTTCGGTTAACCTGTCAGTAAGTCTGGTATCAAGCGGAAGCTCCATAATGTCATAGTTGCTTGTAAAGACTGTTGGCTTTCGTTCCTGATACCTTTTGTCGATGATTAAAAACATATTGTTATTGATCCATTCCTTGTTTCCCTTCTCTCCAAGATCATCAATGATCAGCAGATTAGGCTTGATATAGTTTTCGATAATCTTATGTGTCGACGTGTCTTTATCATCCCAGGAAGCCTGAATCTCACTTAACAGAGCTGAGGCACCTACAAACTTACTCCTGACTCCCTTTGCAGTTAATTCATTCGCTATAGTTGATGCAAGCCTCGATTTGCCACTTCCTCTTGCCTTAGACCAAAGGTAAAGGCATATGCCCATTTCAGCAAATTTATCAAACCGCTGAACAAACATCATGGCTTCGTTTCTTGCTATGTTTGCCAGTTGTTTAGAATCCATAGACTTATATATATCCGTCCGGAAGGTTTTAAACGTCGCATCCTGATACATGTTAGGTACACTCGAAAAGTGCTTATTGTTGCGGTACTGCTGAGACATTCCCGCCTTCACGCAGCCACACGGCACTACATATTCGTAGCTACCCGGCTCGTATCGCTCACTATAGCTTCTGTCGTTGCCTTCAATGTCTTTATAGATTCTCTTTACGCCTGTCCCTCCGCAAAGTGGGCATACATCCTTAATTTCCTCGCCTGGATGTTCTTTGAACCATTGCTCACGTTTGGCCGATGCTTCTTTCATGGCTCCGTCAAGGGCGATCATTAAATCCGAGCTGCTGTTCATACTCATACCCTCTCTTTCTCAAAATGTACTTGTCCCAAAGTTCATCCGGTGAATAGATCGTGTCATCCGTAACGCCTATATTGAAATTCCGGATCTGCTTAAGAGGCTTAAATCTATCTCTGACAGGTTTGTTGCCCTCAAACCATTCTGTCGGGAACCCGTAGTATGGAGGAATCTGAGGGTGTGTGTCCCCATTGTCGATTTCGTATTCCATAATGTTACTGACAGGGGTGGATTTTGAAGATACTGATTTATTATCCCCTCTCTCCCAAGTCCTTACTGCGGCTTTCCAATCCTTCATCTTGTTCTTGCCAACCATCCATCCCTTAGACTCATAGAAGTCGAAAAATTTCTCAGGGTTAACATTGTTTTTCCTTTCACGGCAATATTCACTAATCTCATCAACAGTTGGTGGTATAAATTTGACAACTTTCTTTTTAGGTCTATCTGTATATATATTATTAATACTATTTATATTATTAAGAGAATTATTATATATATCTGTATCTGTATTATATACAGATACAGTAACAGATGTATCGGTACGGTATAGATACCGTATCGATACGGTATCATCTGCGCTAAAAAGCGCACCCAAAAACTCTTTGAATTTTGAACATCTAACCTGTGAAATTTCATACTCTAAAGGCTTTCTGAATTTCTCTGATTTAGTCCAATTATATTTATGCCAATTAATAAGCAGAACTTCTTTAGTTTCGGGACAATAATCAATAACTTTATGGACATTTACAAAACGATCAATCAATCTATCAACCGTATCTTTGCTATACCCCATCTCATAAGCCATCAATTTAGTGCTAAGTTCGTAACATCCGGCAAGATTAGTATGTGGATTAGTGAACAAATACAGATAAAAATACTTATCTTCTGGGGTAAAATCCTCATTAACCTTAGAGTCTGTCCAAAATGACATTTGTATGCTTCTATAAATGGCCATAATTTACCACCTCGCTATAAATTTTCCACCCAAGCAATCTTGAGCTTTTTCTCTAAAGTCTGTCCAATTCCTTGACTCCTTGATTACTGCCTTAAGTGTTTCAAAATCCTCTTTTGTAACAACATTTTCTTGTATATATATCTTTATCTTGGCCTTATCAACGTAAAATCCCTTATTAGTTAATGCCTTAATTGTGTAATTAACGTAGTACATCTGAGGATTGTTCTGCTGATTCCTTCTCACATAACATATTCCTGAAATCTTATTAAATGCCTCTATCCAGGACTCTTCTGAACCCGTGTAATAAGTATCAATAGCAGTTTCAGTTGCATCCATGACTTCTATTAAGGAAAAGTCCTTGATCCATTTTTTGATTTTCTTACGGCCTTGTTCTGAGACACTCCAATCTGTAAAATCATCAAAAATATTTGCAACTGCATCCACGCAATTCTCATCCAAATTATTAAGTGATTCTCTCCATTCAAGCATCATCTCAAGCTGTTCTTTCCTGTCTGCAATCTCCTGAAGCTGTGCTTGTTGCTTCTTTACTACCGAATCATCTGACAGCTCTATGTTGCTTTTGCCTCTATTACAATCTTTACAGGAAGTAATAAGATTCATTATGTCATTAGCACCGCCTTTGGAAACGGGCTTTATGTGATCTATTTCCAAGACAACATCAGGTGCAGATTTTCCGCAATATTGGCAAGTGAATTTATCTCTTTTCAACACTTCAAATCGAAGTTTTTTGTTGATTGTTTTTCTCTCAGCCATATGAATAGCCTCCTGTTCCGAGTTAATTAATGATCCTAACAAACCCAAGATTCTGAAGTTCCAAAGCCCGTCCATAAGGTGCTGTGAATCTGCTGTTCAGCTTCATCAGTTCGCTTCGTTGCATATCCCTGTATTCACGGATAACCTCAACTTCAGCTTCTTTTTTAGGTTTGTAGCCGCCTTTCGGCTTAGTATTTCCGAGTAATTCACGCCATTGTTTGATTATTCCGGCGTTATCATGTTTATATTCAAATTTTGGAATGTCCAAAATCTTCTTTACGTCAAATCCATCCACTTCAAACGGCACTATGTAGCTGTTTAAGCCGTCTACAATGCCCATATCGGCGTTCTGAGCTAATGGTGTGACAATGACAGGGGTATGAAGTTCAAGGCTCTCTAAAAGGCTATATGAGAATGCTTCGCTCCCTGAAAGCTGAACCAAATAATCAGCCTTTGCCACATAAGGTCTAATATCCTGTTTCAAGCCACCGTAAATCATTTCATCGGGTGCTTTCGGCATAGGACGATTACCAAAGTAAATCCACATAAAAGGTATCTGAGCTTTCTTCAGAAGGTTCGCAAACTTGATGCATCTTTCATCGTTACCCTGTTTATCTGCTGCACCGACTCTTAGTGCTGATACAAGCAAAAGAGCTTTTTTTGTATCTTCCTCTGTAGTCAAATTGTGAATCACGATACCATCTTTTGCCTGTTCGCCAAAACTGTCCTTACTTGCCTGTGACACGTTAACTATATGGTTTCTATCCTGTGGGATAGACCAATTATTCTGCTTAAGGCAATGAACCATCTGGATAGATTTTTTGTAGGTTATGTTTCTAGGTATTGCTTCACCGATAGAATTGACTATAAGTGTGTCACATTGAATCGGTATAGCCGGATTATTCTTCACGACAGGGCAGATTTCAATGAGCCTTGCAAGTTGTTCGTTTGCTATGCTGTCATAGACTACTGTGATGTCGTAGTATTTGGACATCTGTTTACAGAATGAATATATAAATGTCTCTATGCCGCCTATAACATCTATGGATGACCTAAACACCACTACCTGAGTCTTAATAGGTCTAGGAATGACCGTAAACAGGCTTGTTGATTCTCCCCTTGCCTCCATTACTCTAAGGGGGTGCGGAGGATTCCAAATCTGACAGTATTTCTCAAGCTCCGGCAAGTCATTCTTATAGGTCAGAAGGAATACTTCATTGACCTCATCCTCTTTCTTGATTTCATCAATCAGATAAGTCTTATCAGCGGTTACATGGTTGAAAAAATAGCCTATTCTCTTGGTTTTCTTCTCATCGTTTAGAAACCTCTTAGAATTACTATTCGGCACTTCCGTCCTGTAGAAATACATGAAATCCGTGGCACATATATGCTTGGCGTGTCTAATCCCTAAATGCCTTGTAAAATGCTCATCCTCGGATGCATCCTTCTTCTCAGGAAATCTTGTATCCCCTATAAACGAACGCCGGAAAACCCTTGTACTTGCACTAGGATTACTAAGGCTGTCACGGTCACTATTCAGCTTGAACCAAAAATGATCGTCCTCAAGAGATTTCCAGGACAGATCCATATAATCCCATTCTTCATCTATTCTTCCGAGGATATAGCTGATAAAATTATTGGACACCATATCGTCAGCATCTAAGAAGTTGATTATCTCTCCTTTGGCAAGCTCCAAACCCTTATTTCGTGTATAACTGATACCGTGGTTTTTCTGCCTGCTGAAATGGCTAATCCACGGATAGTCCTTTTTTAGTTTCAACGGCCTCTTGCTACCATCATCTATCAAGATAACCTCTGCTTCATCCGTCATCTGCTTATCAAGGCATTCAAGCAGTTCGTGAATATATGGTTCAGCGTTGTATGCCGGAATAATAATTGAAAATCTAATGCTCATTTTTAACTCCTATATCATCTGAAAAGTTACGTCTTAGTTCTTCCTTGAAATTTTCATCAGTAATCATATATATCTTGTCCTCTTCGCAGGCAAGATGCCATAAAACAAGAGGATGTAAGCCGCTTTCAATCAAGGCAACCATTTCCTTCTTGTGAACAGGGTTCATAATCAGTACGGCATCATCAATTGCTTTAGTTTGCTTTGCTTTAAGAAATAGCATTTCTTCGTTTAAACGCTTATAGCTTTCAATAACTTTGTCCCAATCCATCTAATAACTCTCCATATTTATTAAAAAACCATGTCTCAAAGTTCTCATACTGTTTAACCCGGTTGTAATTGTCCTCGATAGCCTCAAGCCGCCTGTTGTATTTGTTCTCAAGAATCTCCGGCGTTTGGTATTCCAACCAATCTAGTAATCCGTTCGGATCAAAGCTTAATATTCCGTCTGGGTTAAAGTATTTATATATTTTTGGCGAACCGATATATAATGGAATTGTTTTATTAGCAAAGCAATTGCATATCTTCTCAGTAAACCAATTGTCATCAATGTAATTTTCAACAGCTATTGAAAACCTGTAAGGTGCATATATGGTTTTCGTGTCAACATAAGCTCCACCGTCAAAAGTTCCCATTGTATCGACTAGCGGATGCCCCTTCAGTTCAAAGGCAAGTTGTTTGCGGATTCTATGTAGATCACAAAGCTCTTTGTCACTCGAAACCATTGATATATTCTTAGTCTTAGGAATGTCGTTAAAGCTGTTGTAATTAGCATTCCCCATGCCCCATAAAATCAGTTTTGCATTTCCACAATGGGTAAGAAGCTGACTATCGTGAGTAAACACATATTTGAACTTTCGCCAATTCTCCTGAACATAGGCATAAACAGTTGGGATTATGCTTCTTGGTTCTATTAGCAATACACAACTGTCCCTAGTTGATTGCCAAACAAATTCATCGTTGTACATATCTATGTACGGTTCAAAAGGTATATCGTGTTTGTGATTCGGGAAATGGTCATAATATGAATGCATTTCAATCTTCATCGTTAATTTCAACCTCCCTATAACTGTACGAATGTTTCTTCCCGTGACGATCACGGCTGATAATCGAATACAGGCTTTCCGGCTTAACGCCTGTCATCCTAGCCAAATCAGCTATCGAATCAGCCACCGCAAGCGGCAATTCGTACTCATCATTCGTCACTTTCATGTAAAGTTTGTTCTTGCTCATTCCAGGATTCCTCTTTTCTGCTCATGTCTCCACTCGATATTGCTACTGCGTAAATGACCATCAATAGCACCGCCAAGAAAAATCCTGTTATCATCCCCAATACAAAAGGTATCATTAGTATCTCCTTCCTGAGTTATCAACCCATAAATCCAAATCTGCTCTATAGCTTCTATGTTTTTCATCAAGTGATGTTCTTATCGGGAAGTTTTTAATATTGTCAGAAAATGCCTTTGTCAGCTTGCGAATCAGCAAATCTGGGATTATGTCTTTAGGCATCTCTGCAACTTCTTCAAATGAAAACATCGAGGATATACATAAGTGATCTAAGTCGATTGTTTCTCTTATAATCTTCACAGGCTGATTCTTGTAAAAATGAATCTCTTCTTTGAGAGCCTTGATGATGTTAGTCTTTCGCTCTTTATTCATTCTCTTTCTCCTTCTCCTTCGCCCAATGCTTACACCAACCTTCCATGACCTGAACATATCCCATATCCTTGTTAGTAACATCACAATGGCATTTTATTCTGCAATGACCGACAATTCTGATATTGTGCCGGCAGTTGCAACAGCACCGTGGATTTGGCTCTAGTGTTCTAATCATCGGCACTCTCCTTTATCTCAGCATTGTAAGAACCACAGTTCGGGCAGAACTTAGGGTTATGCCACATTTCACCGCCGTGTTTATATTCTGTGTGACATTCACTACATTTAATTCCCCAACGGCATAGTTCTTCTCTTCTTTCATAGCCTGTTTAATCAAGTCCCACATCTTTTGTTCATCAAGGTTAATGATGGCTTTAACAAGTGACAGCTTAATGGAGCATACAAGATTTTTCTGTTTGTCTGTCATATCAGCCCTCCTTGTCTGCTTCGATGATTGTCGGTATGCAATTAAATATATGGAGAGCATGATAAGCTCCATCACCACATCCTGCTAAGTACAAATCATCACTATTTTTGTTTTCCGTCATATACTTTTTAACTTCTGCCTTGTATATGTCTGCATCTTTGAGATCTCCATGTCCTTCAGGAAGTGGTATGCCATTTTTAACAGCTTCATATAAGGCCAACGTAGTCGGATATACTGTTACGTCTTCCTCAAGGCGCATTATTCTTTCATAGTGTTCATTGTCTATCTCAATCACCATCTGCATCTTCGCCACCTCCGTTCATTTCTGCACCGCAATGACAATAAGGATAATCGCTCAAATCCTCTATTACTGTATCTAGATGTATACTTCTACCGCAGTTTGAACACTGGTATGAATATCCATACCAACCAAGTATAGATTCTTCTCTTACCCAACGTCCTTTAGGTCTCTCGGGAGGTGGTGTACCATTTTTAATTGTTTCTGCGATATGTGTGCCTTTATAGATAGCACTATAATCATTTCGTAATGCTAACTCGTAATCGTTTTCTGGTATATCAATTAAAAGTTTCACGTTGTTCCTCCTCATATGCTTGCTTTACTCCCAATAGTTCATACCAAGATTACGCAATGTATCATTTGCACCTTTTATTGCTTCGCCATCACTTACATAAGTTCTCTTATAAGATTTCTTTAATGAAGTGTGTTTTGAATCTTCAATTAAAGGACGCTCAATAGCTTCTATCACTTCGCACACTTGCTCTATACTCATCCCTGTTGAACGCATGAAACTAATTGCTGCATTTCTCGACATCCTCTCCATATCAGCCCTCCTTGTCTGCTTCTAGGATTGTCAATGAACTCTTTATTAAATCTTCGGCTTGACGATAGCCAAAATCACCATACCTACAATATTCATAGAAGAAGCTGTCTAACAATCTGTCTGCATCTTTAAGATCTCCGTGACCTTTAGGAAGTGGTGTACCATTCATAATTGCACAAACAACGCCATAAGGAACTTGACCACTATTCAGTATTGATTGGTAGTCTTTTTCGTGTATATCAATTACTAACTTCATTGCTCGCCTCCTTCATTTCTTCCAACCACTTTCCAGACTTCACATCCTTAATCTGATCGTTGATTTCCTCGCAGGCATCTATGAAGCCGGATATTAACGCCTCTTTCCGTTTCTTAAGGTATTCAATCTGTTTCTTCTCTATCTGCTCCATTTATCTTCCTCACTACTAACCCGTCAATCAGCTTCGCAATCTCTTTCGCCTGATTCTCTTTCGGATAACTGCCCCAATACCACAAATCCCTTGTCTGTGGACTATATCTCGCTACTACCCAATCCTCAACTTCTTCGGGTAGGTTATTTATCTCCACTATAAATTGTGCGGCCATATTTCTCCCTCTCTATCTGTTCGGTGTTTAATGCCCCGTTTGTAGGCACTAACAGGTCTATAATTTTCTTTCCGGCATCTGCTTTCTTGCAGAAAACAAAGTCACAATCATATTTGTTCTTCATAGTGATACAAGCCTTTGCTAAGACAGCACCTTTTGTAGCTGTTGGGTATAGCTGTTTGCCATTTCTCCAAATGAATAATCTAGGATTCTTCCATGAGAATAGATCATTGAGACTTGTGACAGGCTTGTTGTAGATGGTTTTCTTATAGTCACAATAGCCGCCATCATCCTCGATTAAGATAATCAGCTTTATACCGCTCTCCTGCGCTCTTACAAGCTCCGCTCTGAATCTGTCGTGCTGTTTTCCACATATATCGCCTATAAGCTCCTGAATGTCCTTCTTGGTGTCTACGCATATGCTCTGATTTGTTGGTAACGTATAATCTCCTACATAAAGCTTTGTCCGTCTAACCTCTATCCCATTCTTCTCAAAGTATTCAGCTTTTAAATCATGCTTGCCTACTTGGTTTCTTGTATCTTCTAGGATTATCATTTACCTCTTCCCCTTTAACTTCTTCACTTGAGCCTCATGGTATTTATCCCAGATTAGGCTCTTGTGATACTCTTCTTTGTTCTTCTCGGATGCCTCCTGAAATTGCTTATATAATTCACAATGGCTGTGGCAACCTGTACTTCTGTCCTCGCCAACTATTCTTCTGCCGCATCCTTTACATGGTGGCACTAACCTTGGCATTTTTCTCCCCCTTATTCTTGTACAAATACTTATGCTTTAAGGCATCTTTCTCTAAGCATATCGGGCATTGTGTTCGCCCTGTTGCCGCTTTTCTCTTCCTGCACCTAGTACATATGCCCATAGCTTTGCATTCCTCATATCTTTTTTTACTGCTCTGTCGATTATGTCTCCGAAAATAATCTGGATCACGCTCATATCTCTTTTTTGTGTATTCATATAATTTTACTGAACACTCTTCGCAATATGTCGTTCCTGGTGCGCTTTTTTCTTTGCCACATACTCTGCACAATCCATGAGCCAAATAAAATGCAACATCTTCTTGACGGCGCATACGATTCTTCTTCGCACAAAATGAACAGTAATACCCTTCACGGTCTTTCGGCATATTGCACTGTGGGCATATCCCATATTCCATATGTTTCATGCTGACACCACCTTCGGCTTATCTGAAAGGGAGCGAATCCTGAATATTATCAGGAATTTTCATAAACTGTTCCTGTTCCTGTGGCATCGGCTGACCTACTGCCTGAGATTCCTGCTGTGGCTGTTCCTGTACTTCGTCATTTCCTGTATAGGTTTCGCCCTTCTTTGCTTTCGGAAACTCAAATTCATCACATACAACATCTGTGGTATACACTTTGCCGTTTTTACCTTCGTAAGAACCTGTTTGGATATGACCTCTGATCTCTACGCCTGAAGCCTTATGCATCCATCTTTCGCAAAACTCAGCATTCTTGCCGTATGCTACACAGCTAATGAAGTCTGCTCCGGCATTCTTGCCTTTACGCTGACAGGCTATGCTAAAACGTGCCATCTTCATTGCCTCGCCATTTTTTGTTGTTATTTCCTTGATGTTTATATCGCTCGATATAAAACCAGAACCGTTCCAAGTGTTCATTTTCTATTCTCCCTTTCCTCAAAGTCTAAACAGGTTTCCCCGTCATCATATTCTGTAAAACAGCTATAATAATCGCTGTCCTCATTGTCACAAAGCCAATCGCAATTCCAAAAAATATCAGGGCTTACAGGCTTGTGATATTTGCATTTGCCGCAACAATGTTCATTCTGCATCTGTCAATTTCTCCTTTAAACCTTTTAAATCCGCTATAACATCATCTATTTTTGATATAACTAAATTCTTGTCTGGGTTTCTGATAATGCTTCTCCATCTGCCATTTTCCTTCTTGTGCTGCCTAGTCCATTCATCGTAATATTCCATCCAAACAGCTACATACCATTCATCGGCTTTATTTGTGCTGAAATGGTCTTTATCCAACTTTGCACATCCGCAAAGAATAGAATTTTTCTTTAATATCTGTATTTCACGTTCAAGAGCTTTTTTCTGCTCCAATAATTCCTGTAACTTTGAATCCATCTATTCACTTCCTTTCTCAGAAAATTACGTTACTTCTTTCCCGGTTATTTTATTTATGAAATCCTTATTCTTTTTGCCATTCATTCCTGCTGCTGTTTTGGAATCAATCTTAGGTGTGGTTAATGCTTTTTCAATTGACCATCCTTGTTGAATACGGAATTTTAATCTTCCATAAGGAATGTTATATTCTTCTGCCCATTCCAAAAGCGGTTTTCTTATACCATTATGTGTAAGATATAACGTATCCCTTTTATTTAGGCTTTGGGTTCGTCTGTTTGACCATCGGCAATTATTAGGTTCGTAATCCCCGTCAACATTAATACGGTCTATAGACAGATCATCGGCATATCCGTTTGACATTGCCCATTCGAAAAAATTATCATATCCCCCATGAATATCATTCCATTCTTCGCATACCTTAATGCCTCTTCCACCGTAATGTTTATATGATTGTTTTCGAGGGTTATTACATCGTTCTTTCATCCCTATCCAAATCTCATGCAGTCTATGAGAACGGGGATGATTTAAAGGTTTCGTGTATTGTTTGATGAACTCATGTTGATGCTCCTTCATATAACACCCACAACTTTGTGTATTCCCACTCGTCAAATTGCTATGTTCTATTAGTTTTTGCGTTCCGCAATCACATTCACAAAGCCAAATTTTTACTTTGTATTCATATCCGTTAGGCTTTTTCTTATACTTAAAATGGTCAAAGGATAATACTTTGAGCCTTCCGAATCTCATTCCTGTTAAATCCGTTCGTCTTTTCTGCATTTTCTATCTCCTAAAATGGAACTGAATCAATCTGATATATTTCTCCTGCCTTGCACCAATGCCATTTAACCCAAGATGGCACATATTCTGGTATCAATGCTTCAACCTTTGCTCTGTCAAGACTTCCCGACCTACTCATGTGGCAAAAGAGAACTGTATGCAACTTGGCTGAGTTATGTTTGATTAGCTCCAATGTTGTTCTTGCCTCTGCATGACCTCTACAAAGATGTTCGATGTGGTCATTATCATCAGAAACCAACTCGCTCATATAATTCAGTTCCACAAGCATTACTGTTATGCCGACTTTAGATAAATCGTATGAAACCATTTCAAAATCCGTTGCATACAGGATTTTCTCTTTGCCTACTGTGATTATGAACGCCCTACATGGGCATTCATTGTGGTATACATCGAAGCACTCAACCTCAAATTCTCCTAGGTGTGTGCGTTGTCTTTTATGTTCAGATTCAAATGGACACCAACAGGGGATACCCATAGCTTTTAAGTCCTTAACTGCCTTGCTGTGGTCAAAGATGACCGTGGGTTATTAAGGCTCCGGCTATATCGCCCACTCGAAAATCTATTGATTTTTTTAAATCCGAAACCTTTACTCCGGCATCAAGTATCAATATCTGACCATCATGTTCAATCCAATAATTATTTCCACTTGATCCTGTCTGGGTACATTTAAGAATCATCACACTTTCCTCTTTCTCATTTCCCTCAGAATTTCCTTGAGTGTCTTGCTGATTTCCTTAAGATAGAATGCTTCGGGATGTAATTTGCCCCAAAGTTCTTCCTTTGACTGCTCGATTTCGCTTGTTTCTTCCTCTGGTGGTATAATGTCAATCATTTGTATTCTCCTTTATAAAATCGAAAATGGTTGTTTGCGATTTAGTTTGAGATTCACCTAGCAATATCTTTCTAAATATGCTTTCAAATATCGGTACAGGTATGCTGTTACCTGCCTGCTTATATAGAGGCATCTTGTATCTTCCTACTCGCTTGTGAACTTCACTTGCTGCTTCAAAATCTGCATCTGAATAGCCTTGCAGCCTCCAACATTCTCGTTCTGTAAGGTATCTATAAGAACCATTTCCTAAATCAATGATTTGTGCAGGTGTTCTGTCTTGTCGTGTGGTTATCGTATATGCAAAGTCCTTGATTATAGTTGCTCGTTTAATGCCCTTGCTACCGATGACGTTAAGTACACTCGGCTGAGTTACAAGATACTGTTCTGGGACCTTTGAATTATCTTCTAAGTAATCCGATAAAGGTTTCATTGGTACTTTTAAGAGATCATCGAAATCAAAAGGTTCATTACCTAAAACCGATATTGTAAATATCCTTTGTCGTGCCTGTGGTAATCCAAAATCTCTTGCGTCAAGCATTTGGTACGAACTTATATATCCCATCTTCGACATTTCGGAAATGTATCTGTTGAAATTAGCTTTCATTGTCTTTGAAGTCAGATTTTTAACGTTCTCCCAAATAACATACTTAGGTTTCCATTCACCCATTTGCTGAATGATATGTATGGTTTCCCACATTAGGCTTGATCTTGTTTCGCTGCCTTCATCTGCACCCTTTTGTTGTCCGGCTATTGAAATATCCTGGCAAGGACTTCCGTGTATCAGAATGTCAGGCTTTAAGTTATAGCCGACTACCGTTTGAGTTTTGTATTTAAGCTCCGCTGCAAACATGGCGTTGTAAGACCTAACAGCCTTTTCGTCTATTTCAACATAATCAATTGCCTTGACAGGTACACCGATATTCCTAAGAGCTATTCGAGGGCTGCCTATTCCACCAAATAACTCAAGAATCTTTATTGTTTCCATTAGTTCCCCTCAAACATCGTCTGTTGCTGTCCTTCTATTACTTCTCCGGTTGTTGCATCGACTTCAATAGCCTCTTCGGTATCAAAATCCTGATGATTTGCATTCTCGGTAACATCACGCTTTGCCATTTCCTTCGGATCAGTTTCAATCTCCATTTCTTCATTGAAGTATTTAAGCTGTTCGATGTTGTCAAAATCTATCTCGATACGCTTGCACAATCTGTGAAGAACGCTCTTAAGGTACATTTGATCCGTCCATTGGCTCCATACAACTCCTGTTTTCATCTTTGAGCAGCTACGAACCTTTTCAAGCTGTTCTAAGGACATTTCTTCGTACTGAATACCGCCATCCGTAAAGCAGGCTACCGCAAATGCTCCCTGAATCTTTCCATTATTAAATGGCTTTGGCTTGAAAGTAACTCTCGGTTCATTGTTTACAATCTCAACTCCGTAATCATCACCCTCACGAACCAACTTTGCGTAAATATCCTTGATAGGTCTGATTGAATACTTCTTGCAGAGTTTTACTGCACCCGTGTAGGACTTCATAAAGTTAAGTTGCTTGCCATATGGGACTAAGTAAGCCTCTTTGTTCATAAAATCCAGTCCTAGATACGCTCCCTTCACAAGTCCAGCTTTAATCTGAGCAGTTCCATTTGCCTTTGCGAAGTCCTGAAGCTGTGTGTTTTCGTTCATTACCGCAACTGCGTTGTTTACAAATCTTGCTACATTGAGGTCTTTCGGAAGTGCATCCTTTACTTCTGATAATGCTGTTGAAAGCTGACCGCTGAATGTTTCATTAGTCGCTAACTCTTTCTTGTCTGCCATTTGTCTATCCCCTTTCAATCTGTAATGTGTCTACGCCATCTTTAGCGATAAGCTGAATAAGCTGTGAATCAAGTTTGATTCTCTGCTCGGTATTAGCCGTTATGAGGGCTGCATCCTCCACGAAAACAGGCATATGCTGATTGAAGAATGTCTGAAGCCCGTCAATGCAATCAATCTTTGCAAGCTGAACTAATGATCCGTTTGCACATGAAGTCATCGGCTTATCATCAATAAGGATTTCAACTGTCTCGGTGTAGTTACCATTCTTTAAGTAATCGAATAGTTTAAAATTTATGATATTAAAGTGGCTGTTGATGCTATCACTAAGGCTTTTGTTCTTAGCCTTCTCGACTTCAGTAACCTCATAAAGTCTCTTCTCCATATCAGCTTTTGCTATTTCATCGTTTCTCTTCTTTTCACGAAGCTCTGCAACTCGGTTATCAATGGACTTGTTGTTTTCAATAACCTTTCGTGTTCCCTCTATCTCTGAAAGCTCTGCCCTAGCCTTGCCAAGAGCCTCATTTAAGCCGTTTAATTCATCGACATAAGAGTTGTCCATCTTTGCCTTTAAATCGCTTATTTCAGCCTGTAGAGCAACTGCCTCTGGAATGTCTGAAACCTGTGGTTCAGCCAAATCATAGTTAGATGATTCTTCAATCTGAGCCTTTAATGTTTCTAGCTGTGGAGCAAACTTCTGTATGGTTTCTTCTGCATCAGCTATCTCTATTGCCTGACGTTCAAGTTCCTTGTTGATTGCATCAGCCTGACCTGTTATGTCCTTAAGAACAGCCGCCTTGCCATCGTTAAACTTCTTTTCAGCATCCTTGACCATTTCTTCAGGGAGTGGCTGACCGCAAAGTGAACACTTGCCATCACTTACAAATTCCTGACTAAATGCTTTCTCATAGTCCATTCTCAGCTTTTCAAGGACAGCATTGTCATTATTCACTAACGCCTGTGCTTCGGTTTTTTTCTTAATCGCAAGATTAATAATGGATTCTGCCTCTCTGAACTTGTCTACAAGTTCGCTGTGTGCCTTTAAATGCTCGTTTCTCTTAAGGTAGTATTCTTCTTTAGCTTTGAGTTCTATTGCCTTTATTGAGGCTTCTAGCTCGGCTATACGAACCTCTGTGTTGTTGTTCGGCATACCCAAAGCCTTGATGTTCTCTTCAATCTGAGCAATCTTGGCTTTTGCGGCGGCTTCTTTATATGTCAGTTCCTTTTCATCAACAACAACCTTGGATTCAAGCATTCCGGCTACCTTAGAATCTATCAGTTCATTATTTTTTCCGTTCTCGGCTTCAATCTTCTTGATACTTGCCTGACTAGATGCCTTGATTTCTTCTAATGTGTAGCCTTTTTCTTCCATCAGTTTTATTACATCAATGGCTCCGACAACCTTTGCTATATCCAAATCTGTAAATTCCTGTGCCATCTGGAATAAGACCTTACGGATTTTGTCTCTGCCGGACTTTGATGTATCAGCTAAAAAGCTGTTTGGATTTGAATAGATCAAGAAATTTTCCATGTCTATTCCCTTGGATGTTAAGTCTGCTACATAGTCTCGATAACTCTTATCTATGTCGTTTATCGAATATATGCTTGTACTGCTTGAAGTAATCTTTCCGTCAACTTCCTTAGTTCTGAACTTTTGCACTCTCTTTACTGTTAGGGGCTTGCCATCAATCAGACATTCAATCTCAACTGTAGGATTGCATTCTTCAGCACCGATAGGGACTACATTTGGCTCCTTAACAAGTGCTGTATTCGTGTTTGCAAACACCCAATAAAATGCATCTGCTGTCGTGGTCTTGAAACTGCCGTTCTGACCTATCAGCTTTGTGTTTCCCTCAAAATCTATCTCTTTATGGACAACACCCTTGAAGTTATCCATTGTGATCTTGCGTATCTCCAATCTCATTCGTCCTCATCCTCCGTTTCTTCTTCATCCCATTTGTAATAAGTTCTCTCTACCGTTCCGAGAATCTTCTTAAGTGGTGCTTCAACTCCGGCTACCATAAGCAACCTGTTAAAATCTCTCTCGTCACTCCCGTATTTAAAATCAAAATGGTCTTTATCAACCACTGTTGCCTCAACTTCATCTCCGTCCGAATTTTCTACGAGAACGGTATCTCCTTCTTCGAGATATACCCCTGATGGGTATTCAAACATATATGCTTTCCTTGCCTTCTTTGGATCGCCAAACTTTACTATTGCTACTCTTATATTTCCTTCCATAGTCTCTCTCCTTATTCGTATACAAATATTTCTGCTTCATCTTATTTTTCTTGGCTTGTGGTGTACTGGTTCTTCTAATGCTCTTTTTGTTGACCATTTGGCATTAATTCGGTGTCTTAATACATGAGGATCTATCCCTACTATTTCCGCCCATTCAGGGGTAGATTTCGTTTCTCCTTTATATGTCAGATAGATTGTGTCTCTGCGGTTATGCTGTTGCTCTTTTGCTGTTATCCAACGACAATTATCAGGTGAATATCCTTTAAAGTTGTCTATCCGGTCAATAGTAAGTCCTTCTTTAAATCCATGTGTAATCGCCCAATCATAAAATACCTTGAAATCATTAAGCCACTCTTCACACATTGATATATTTCTGGCCCCGTATCGTACAAAATTATCGTGTTTGGCGTTAATGCATCGGTTTTTGATTCCATGCCATATGTGATATAGTTTTGAATCGCAAAGACCGTGTTTGCTATTTTTTTGGCTAATCATTTCGCCCCTTTTGCATCCACAACTCTTGACATATCCATGAATTAAATTGACAGATTTAACTGTGTGTTCGTTTCCACAATCACATTTACACAACCACAAAACATCACCATCTTTATTTCTGCCGTTTTCCTTAACTACAGTAAGAAAACCGAATCTTTGTCCTTCTAAATGAGCTTTTGCAACATCTTTGTTATAGCAACCGCAGCTCTTAATCCTTCCAGAAAGAAGAGAATCGCTCCTGACATATTTTTCAGTTCCACAATCGCATCGGCATAGCCACATGAGACTTCCGTTTTTTGATTTATAGCCTTCTTCTATTACCGTTAGCCTTTCAAATCTCTGTCCTATAAGATTTCGTTTTCTTCCCATATAAGCCTCCTAATCTACTAGGTAGACATTAGCTGATCTTCTACCAAAACTAATTGCTTCACCATATGAGCCAACGAAAACGTCTATAATCGTTCCAGAGGGCATTCCTCCCGTATCATGTACAAAATATGTTCCATAGCCCTCTATGTATATCCATCGATGCCATAGTGCCGGATTGTTGCAAGCAACTGTGTAATTGACCACAGGGTATGCACCGTCAGCACACGGATTGCCCGTGGCGCAGTATGCAGTTAATGTATAAGTACCTAAAAATGTTCCTGTTTCTGAATTTACCGTTGGTGTTGAATCCAACGTTCCCGAAAGCGTCTGCCGCTTTGCTCTTGCGGCTCTAGCCCGTTCACGCCTCCGTTCTAGTCTTTTTTTAATTCTTCCCGAAGCTCCTCTTCGGTCTGCTCTGCCTTCCGCTGATACCTTGTGAATGCCTTGTTCGTTGCCGAGGAGACCTGTCTCTGCTTCTCAATCTGATCTGCCTGACTATCAAGCTGTGCCTGCTGTTCCTCGAAGCCTGCGTTCATATCATTTCTTACGGTTTCGATGTTTAGAGATAGGCCATCAATCTGTGCCTGCTGACTTACTGTGTTCTGATTTGTTGTCTGTTCCAAGGCGTTCAACTTGTCCTGTACGCTTCGGATATATATAGCCATCATTCCAAGAAGTAGGAATAAGGCTATGATTAGTGCGTTAACTGCCAAGTCACGTTTCGTGTACTCCGTCTTTTCATTCATTCTTCAATTGTCCTCCATATTTTTACGATTTCGTGTATTACTAGATATGAAAGGGTAACTCTTTTAAACCCTTTGCGATTGAAAATTTCTGATAAGAGCAAGATATTGTCTTGTGTATTTTCCTCGGTAAATGATTTGAGGTATCCTGAACATTCGATTTCTGGCAAGCAGATTAAATAATTTGAATCCACGCGGCCAAACACGACTTTAAATCCATTAACTCTAATGTCCCGAATATCCTTAACTGCCATCTTGCTTATCCCCCAACTTTGGCTTATAATGTTTTTGAAAATTCTTTTGTAAGCCCCTTGTTCTATTCACCCTTAGAGCTTAGGGCTTTTTTCTTTACAGGTGTTTCTATAGCTTTTTCTACTGGCCAATGATAATAATTTACCCTTGCTAATAAAGTTAAAGGCTTCATATTGTAAAGTTCAGCCCATTCGGTAATGGTTTTGGTTTCACCCTTATAAGTAAGAAGATGGTTTGTTCTTCTATTTCGAGCTTGTTCTCTTGATGTTGTCCATCTGCAATTATCAGGGGAATAGCCTAAGTTATTGTTTATTCTGTCTATGGTCAAATCTTCCGAGTATCCATTGGCCATTGCCCATTCATAGAAAGATTCAAATGATTCCCATCCTTTATAAAATGTGATACCTCTGCCACCATAATTCGAATAATCTTTAGTGTTAGGATTGGTGCATCGTCTTTTCATGTTTGCCCATATGTTGTATATTCTTGTTTGCCTCAATCCATGCTTTCTCGTCCCTAAGTTGGTTTTTATTAAGCATCCGCAGGACTTTGATTCTCCTTTTATCAAGTGATCTTCTCTAATTATTTTTTCGTTACCGCAATCACACTTGCAAAGCCACCATTTTCGAGAACCTTGGGATTCTCCCATAAATTTCAGTACCGTTAATTTCCCGTATTTCTGCTCCGTTAAGTCCGTCATTGATTAGCCCTCCCTAGAATTGGAAATAGCAACAAGCAAAATCCAGATGGTGCTTATCAGCCCTGTGATAATCGGAATGATTGTTCCGCTATCTACGGCCATAACTGAGGCAACAAGCAGTAAAACCATAAAATTTGTTATATATTTAATAACCTTCGCTCTCATACCTTCGCCCTCTCCTATACTTATCTATGGTTACTATGTGTCCTGTTTCCTTGTGCTTCACCTGAAAGTAACTGTCGTTAATGTCCTTATAAAATAAGTAGTCTTTCGCATACTTGCCGTTTCCGGCTACAAGTTCTTTCTCGTTTCTTGTCAACTCCCTTAGTTGCATTTTTAGTCCTCCACCAAGTAATACCTGTCATAATGGGTGTTATCTCCATACATATTCTTTGTATTGACTCTTTCCTTACGGAATTTGTAACCTCTTGACTTAAGTTCACTGATTCTTGTAGCTACCTGAGTGCATCCAATCTTCAAAAATGCCTCATACGATGTAATACTTCCATTGTCTCGGATGTACTGA